CCCCCCCAGCCGTAGTTGCGGCCACCCCGGCCGCTCCGGCCGTCGACCCGGACGAAGAGAAGGTGACGTTCACCCAACGCCGCCTCAACAAGATCATGCAGGACGAGAAGGAAGAGGGCCGCCGTGCAGCCCTCCGCGCCTTCGCTGAATCCGCCGGACTCAACGCAGACCAGATCGATTTTGATCAGGTCGGCAAGCTCATCAAGGACGCACAGGAGTCCAACCGCCAGCGTATGACCGATGTCGAGCGCCGCGAAGCCGACGCCCAGGCAGCTGCCGACCGAGCCGCACAGCAGGTCGCCGAAGCGGAGAAGGCCACCCTCGCCGCCCAGGAACTGGCCCGCGACGCCCAGCAGCGCATCGTCCTCACCGGACTTGGAGTGCGGCCCGAAGACCTGATGGACGTGTCTGCGCTCCTGCGCAACGACCTCACCGGGGTCGACAACCCCACCGAAGTGCAGATCCGGGAAACCGCGACCAAGCTGAAGGATCGCCGCCCTGGCGACTTCGGTGGCGTAGCCGCCCCGCAGGCCCTTCCCCCTGCGCCCGGTGGGGCACCCGCTGGCGGCCCTCCGCAGCGCACCCCCGCAGGCGGCAAGGATGCCGTGAGGGAAGCCGCACGGGCCCGCGCCGAATCCATGGGCCTGCGCACCAAAACTGCCTGACCCGAGCACACCGAAGACCAGGGACCACGCCCTCACCCCACGTGGACGGCACCACCCAACGGGTGCCCTCTCACATTCCGCGAAACTCGCGAAAGGGGCTACGGCGTGGACATCCAGCCGTACACCACAACCGAGACCCTCGCCGTCGGCCGCCCGTGGCTGATGAGCAGGCTCGGCATCGAAGCCAACATCACCGTCACCCTCGACCTCACCGCGTTCGACCAGAACGTCCACTGGATCGAGGCCTCTGCGTACCAGCCCGAGCGCAAGCTCAAGTCCGGCATCCCGTTGGGACAGAACGCCACCACGGGTCTGTACGAGCCGTACGCGCCCGTCACCAACGAGGTCCAGACCGCCACCGTCACCGGCGGACCGACCGGCGGAACGTTCACCCTCACCTACAGCGGTCAGACCACCGCGGCCATCGCGTACAACGCGCCTGCCGCGACCGTCCAGGCCGCCCTAATCGCCCTGTCTAACCTGGCCCCCGGAGACGTCGTCGTCACCGGCGCAGCGGGCGGACCGTACACGCTCGCGTTCGGCGGCACACTCCTGGGCGACAACGTGGCCTCACTGACAGCCACCGCCTCCCTGACGGGCGGCACGACCCCCGGCGTCACCATGGCCACCACCACCGCCGGCGGCACCGCCACGGCCACGGACGGCACCCAGAAGTTCGCCGGGTTCCTCTTCACCGAAGAGTCCTTCTACCCCACCAGCACGAAGATCGGCGCCGCGCTGATGGTCCACGGACAGATCGACGTGGCCAAGCTCCCGGTCGCCTTCGACCCGGCCGACGTCCCGGCCGGCTCCAACTCCCAGTTCGTCTACAAGGTCTGAGGGGCCCGACATGCCGAATGACATGCTGGAGCTCCTGCTCCGCGACATCACCGCAACCGAGATCCACGCCTTCGTGCGTGAGATCCAGACGCCGGCCGACTACCTGCTCACGCAGTCGGTCATCCCCGAGCGGACCATCGACTCCGTCAAGTGGGAGACCCGCGGCAGCCGACGCAGGGTCGCAGCCGCGAACTACCGGGCATGGGACGCCCAGACGAAGGTCGCCACGCGTGAGATCACGCAGTTCGCGACCTCCGGCAAGCTGCTCCCCCTCGGGCAGAAGTACATCGTCGGGGAGTTCGAGACCATCCTCGAGAACCTGGACCGCGGCCTGGACAGCAAGGACCTCGTGAGGGCCGTCTACGACGACGTCGCCTCCCACGTCCTGTCCATCAAGCACCGCATGGAACTCGCGGCCGGTGACCTCCTCACCGACGGCAAGTTCACCCTCGAGGGCGAAAACGGCCTCACGGTCGAGGCGAACCACAACGTGCCGGCCGCGAACATGCCGACCGCGCCCACCCCGTGGACCGACCCGACCGCCGACATGCTTGGCGACGAGATGCGATGGATCGAGGTCCTGCGAGCCTCCGGCGCCCCCATGCCGGAACGCGCCCTCACGTCGTACAAGACGATGGCGCTGGCCATGGGGAACAACTCCTACCGGGCCGCCTACTACGGCAGCGTCTCCTCCGGGACCACCCCGACGGCTGTCCTCGCCCCCAACGAGGTCAACGTCGTACGGGCCCGTTACGGCCTGCCGGCCATCACCCCGTACGACGTGCGTATCCCCCTGGACACCGGCTCCGACGTACGGGTCCTGCCGGAGAACATGTTCTTCCTCGTGCCGCCCAACCCGGCGCAGTGGGCCGAAACCCAGTACGGGCTGACTGCCGACGGCCTCATCCTCGCGCGCGGCGGAAACCCCGCCATCGAGCGCGAGGACGCCCCCGGCATCATCGTCACCCGCGGCTACCAGGACGACCCGCCGCAGGTATGGACGAAGGCGTCCGCAGCCGCCATGCCCGTCATGTACGTCCCGGACATCCACATCGCTGCGACGGTGTGGTGACCCATGGGCGCCCAGCTCGCATCGACCGTGTACGTCACGGACCCGCAGACCAGCCAGACGGTCTGTCTCGCGCCGGGGACGCTGCCTGAGCCGCACCTTGCGGCCCTGGTGACGAACCCGTCCGCGTGGGTCGACGGAAAGCTGCCGAGTCTCGCCTCGGACAGTTCCGGTGACGCTGACTCCCAGTCCTCGGAGGCGGAGCCCGTTCAAGGCGCCGACGCTGCGGACACCAAGCCGGCCGCGAAAAGGCAGGTGGCCAAGAAGACGGCCGCCAGCAAGACCGCGGCCAACTAACCGGCTCGGGGCCGGAGACCGCCGCTGAGGGCACCGGCGGTCACAGGCGGCGTGCGGGCCCGGAACCCCCTGGTGGGGGCGCCAGGCCGGTCCCGCACCCGTCCACCCCTTCCCACCCACCACCGAACCTGGAGGACCCCGATGGACCCGGCCGTCATCGCCTGGCTCACCTCACAGCTCGGCACCGCCACCAACCTCGACGACCTCACCCTCCGCTACACGCGCCTCGGCAGCGCACGCGCCGTGGCCCTCGAGGTCCTGCGCCTGCGCCTCGCCGACCTCATCGCGTCCCCCGGATCCGTGAGCGTCTCCGGTGTCGTGTCCGTCAACTTCACCGCGAACATCGCGGCCCTTGAGCGGCAGATCGACGGCCTCGAGAACGGGGAACCGCCCGCACCCGACGACCCGGACGCCGACGAGGACGGGAACGGCCTGGGGTTCGGAGTGATCCTCCTGAAGGAACGGCCGCGCCGATGACGACCCCAGTCCGCGGCCGCCGCACCCTCCGCTCCCGACTGCTCGCGTTCATCACGGACGCCACCGGGCGCCTCACCGCCGCATGGCGGATCCTCACCCGTGCTCAGACCCAGCTCCTCGACACCCTGGCCGCGATTCGCCCCGGCCGCGCCGCCTCCAACCGGATCCGCGCGGCTGGCCTGGCCTTCCAGCGCAGCATCGCCGACTTCAACCGCAGCGTCGGCGCGTTCACTGAACGGTGGGCGGCCACCGACCTGCCCCTCGCCTACCGCGAAGGGTCACTGACGATGCTCGACCGGGCCGACCGCCCTCACCGCATGTGGTCCTGGACGGCCCACCACCGGGCTGCCATCACCAACCTGTCGTCCCAGTACTACTCGGACCTCATGGGCCGCCTCAACGAAGCCCTGCGCCGCGCACAGGCGTTCCTCCGAACGGCCATGGACGCCGCCCGCACACGCGCCAGCCAGTACGAGACGGCCCGCTTCGACCGTGCCGCCCTGCGCGCCGCGCACCCCCTCGACACGGTGATCTACCGCAACGACGCCCGGCACCCCGTCGACGCGTGGGCGCGCGCAGCCCTCTCCTGGCAGACCGTCACCACCGCCAACGCAGGTGCCGCACGCACCGCGTTCGAGCAGCTTGGATGCACCCAGGTGAAGATCAGCGATGGCAACGGCTGCGGATGGACCAACCACGCCGACCCCGACAAGGCCGACGGAACCTTCCGCGACATCGAAGACGCCCTCGCACACCCCGTGGCCCACGCCCACTGCGTCAGAGAACTTCTGCCCTACTTCCCCCGCCCCGCCACGCCCCTTGGAGCCCTCGCATGACCGAGCCGAGCATGGACTGGAAACCACGCCACGTCTCCATCACTGGCGACGGAATGGCCGTGCGCATCGTCCTGGATGACACCGACGTCAGCCGCCACGTCCAGGGCTACAACATCGAGGGCCGCCCCGGGCAACTGCCCATGGTCGTGCTGTACGCCCACCCGAACGCCGGGGCCACCTTCGACGGTGAGGCGCACGTCGCCATCGGCGACCAGGCCGACCCGGGCGAAGCCATCACCTCGTTCCTCGCCAACATCGACGCGGGGGCGCTCGAGAGCGCAGCCCTCAACCGGGAAGACCTCGGTGGCGGCAAAGGCGAAGTGACCAGGGCGATCCTGGCGCAGCTCGCCGACTGGGCGGAGGGCAAGAACTGATGGCCGGGCTCGATGGCGCCCTCGCCGGCGTCAAGACGTGGCTGGAGACGAACATCCTCCTTGACACTGTCCGCGTCACCCAGCCCGGCGCGGGGGACCCCGTCCTGAACATGGAGACAGGCCAGCTCGAGCAACCTCCTGCAACCGTCCTGTACGAGGGACCCGGTGCAGTCATCCCGGGCAGCGCCACCATGGAACGCTCCGCCGTCCCCG